CTATCAAAAGTAACGTTAGCTGAACCAGTAATAGCTTCTTCAAGGGCTGTGCCCATGTTGGTAGTAGTAGTATCGCCCCAGGCACCCGACTGATCGCCAGTGCCTATAAGCTCAATTTTTAGCGGTGAATAAGTCGATGCCATAGTTTATCCTTTATGCTGCTATTTCCACCCAGTTAGGGCTTTGTGTGTCAATAATATCATGCCACGCATCAGTTTGCGAGTCATTTATGGTTGCCCAATTGGCCGTTTGGCTATCATTAATAACCTCCCATATGATGACTGAACCAACCTGTCCTGTCGCACTTACTCCTGTTACGCTTGCTTCTACATCAATTCTGACGCCAATCGTTCCAACGCTTGCTGTTACCTGGAATCCAGTAACACTAATGTTCTGACCAGCCTGTACGTTTACTGGGTTAATGACGCCTATTGCTTCTACGCCAGTTAAATCTACACCCGAATTAGCGCTTGTGGTTACAGAACCTACGCTAGCCGTTGCAGATACCCCAGTAACGCCTACATCAGTACCTTCTTGTACAGTAACGCTACCTACAGATCCTGTGGCACTTAGCCCAGAAACGGGCTCATTTGCCGCTGCTTCTATGCTAATTGTGCCTAATGCAACTGTGCCAGAGACGCCTGTTAGCTGTACGTTCCCTGTTCCAGTAACTGTTACGGTGCCAATACTGGTAATGGCTTGTATGCCAATTACATCAATATCGTTGCCGATCTCTACAACTACAGTATTGACATAGACATTACATGCTACGCCAGTCAAATTCACTACCGCATTTGCGGTTACTGTGACTGAGTTTACTGAGCCAGTTGCACTTAAACCAGTTACATCTACAGAGCTACCAGCCTCCGCTGTTACTGCACCTACAATACCTGTACTATCTACGCCAGCTAAATTTACAATTACATCCGACTGTACTGCTACTGATCCTACTTGCCCCGTTGCAGAGACGGAAACACTTCCCTGTCCCCAAGCAGATATGCCCCAGCCTTGGTTTCCCCAGCCGGATAACGGAACAATTACATCAGCCACACCTCAGCTACCCTTAAGCAATACGGATAATAGCGTTGCTTGAGTCTGCTGTCGGGAAAACAATAGTGAATGTACCAGCGGTAGATGTCTTAGCACCACCAAAATCAAGGATACATACAGATGGATTACCAGATGCTGTGTCGTTATAGATCATTGCGCCATAAGCTGTAATAGTCGCAGAAGTAAATGACAAGTCAGCAAAGTCTGTAAACGCAGTAGTTCCAGAAGATGTTGGAGTAACGTTAGTCAAAGTACCACCACCAGCTGAATAGCTACCAGAGTTTGCAACTTCGTTAGTATTTGTATAAGCCGTTGTCGCTGCTGTGAATGACGCTGAGTTGTCATACATAGCCAATTTAAAAGTATTACCCGTTGTATTGGTAAAGTTGTGAACACCTTGCATAAGCTCTACCTTGAAGCTGGTGCACATAAAGTTGCCTGTAAAAGCCATTTTGGACTCCTATTCGTCTAAAAGTTTAATTAATTCAGGATGACCAGCTTCCCGTAGCTTGTGAGCTAGTGTTACACGATCAAATTTTACTACTTCATTCATATAAAAAACCAACACACCACGAATATGATTGCGAAAAGCATTTGCTTGTTCCCGCACCAATGGATGTGACTGCTCTCCTACTTGGATGATTTTATCTAAAGCTCTTTCGGCAATCTCTTCTGGAGTAAAGCCACCATGATCCTTAGTAAATACTTGGATTCCATTAGATTCACCTAAACCGTGTACGCTAATCATTTAACTGGATACCTTACTTGTCCACTGCGATAAGAGTCCTGACGATCTTTAGCATCGCCCAACTGTTTGAGTTCACCCATAGCTTCGTCGTAACGAGCTTTGTAATTGGTAATAACGTCTGCGTCCGTCTTCATAAAGGTAGCTGCTTCTAAGAGCGCTCCATACACCAATACCGTATCAAAATTATCTCCAAGCCAGCTTGTTCCAGCGGTAACAATAGACTCTGGATAGTAGAAATAATGTAGTTCTGTAGCGTAGTTAGCATCTGGAGTAGGTCCAAGGATAAAAGCACTATTGTCAAAAACAGCGTAATACTGGGGTTCTGCATAGAAAGCAGAGTCAGTATCTGGGAACGACTCACGAATAAAGCTCACGTCTTTGTTTAGAAGATAGTGGTATTCGTTGTTGGAATTAATTACTGCAAGGCTAAATGTAGCCAGCCAGTCTGTAGGCATCTGAAGGTACTTATTGCCGGTTGTCATTGTACCCGTAACGTTCTTGCGGAACGCTGGCATTTGCACCATGTTATAGATGCGTTGTTCTGCCAACTGTACAAAAGTAGCAATCTGCTCAGCCGAAGTGAACGACCCCACGGTTTCTGGGAAATCGTTCTCAGCGTAACCTTTAATTACAGAAGTTAATTCCGCGTAGTTCATTAGGCCATCGGTCCTCGTGATGTGAAGCCTTTAGTAGCCGCACCAGATCCACGTTGCTTAATACCAGAAGTTTTAGTGTTATCAGCCCCAGGATTACCCATACTTACACGACGTGCTGGTTGAGATACTGTAGTGCTATCTGCGGATAATGTATTTGGGTCTACGACATGCCCACGTTCTTTACTTGCTACACCATGTGGCTTAGCATAAACCGCAGCAGAACCTACTTCTTTTCCGCCTTTTTTCATAGAAAATTTAGCCATGATTAACGACCTCTTTGGGCGGATAATTTAGCTAATCCACGACCCATAGACTTCATGTTAGCGTTAGTTTTACCAACACCGTTTTTAATTGGGCCATTTTGTGTCTTAGCAGTTGGGCCTGAATCACCGTAGTTTTTACCTACAGTTTTACCTTTTTTTGCTATGCCATCGGCTGCTTTTTTGAATGTCATATTGACTCCTAAGTTACTGTTATTGTTACTGTTCCTACTGCACTCTGGGCTTCCAAGTTATTTGGAGTTAGTCCATCATCTCTTGCACCACCAACAGGGTTCCAACCCCACTGAAATACTCTACTACCGCCTTCTGGAGAACCAAATCCGTCTGGACCAATACCAGATAAATTAAGCTGTAATCCACTATTACCAGATACTTGGTAGCTTACATCAGGTCTTGGCTCCCGTACAGCTTGTGGGTCATTAACCGGATACATACCTAATTGCAGCTGCGGATGATCTGGATCCCAACATGATGGGCATACCTTCACATTATACAGTTTGGTTTTAAGTACTTGCTTCCTTAATTCCTTTAATTTATAACGCTGACCACAACGATCACATTCCGCAATCGCATATTTACCTGACGCAAATTTAGAGGGCATAACTCACCTCAATAAAAGTTCATACGAGGTACAAAACGAATACTTGCTTTCTCCCGATCTTCATCAGCAGCTAACTGAAACTGCTGGTCATAATCACCTTTTAGCATTGCAATGCGGTCTGGGCTTACTTCAGGTTTCTTCATGGCAATATAAAAAGCCAAGCCAGCGACCATAGCTGTTAAGAAACGGAAAGGAATATCTTGGGTATTAACACCACCACCAGCATCTTGAATGCGACGCAAACGCCAGTAAACAAACACATACTGATCGCCCGGGTCATTTGGAGTAGGCCATACATTAATCTGTGGGTATGCAACCCCAGTAACCGGCTCTGTAGCACCTGATTGGCGGTTAATCCATACTTGAATAGGGCGACCCTGTGCTAACTTATTAGGGATAGTAGAGTATGTAGATTCAGAAATACGGCTAATGTTGATGTCGGTTTGATTAGATGCGTTACCGGCATTGGTGCGAATCACTTGGTCTAACAAGTCAATAGTATCTACCGGCAAGTCATAAGTAGCTTGTCCAGTAACCATAGGGATTTCACCCTGCTCGATAGTCCAAAGATTAATACCCTTGTTTGCCCACTCAATAGTAAGCAGATTCAAAGAACGACGTGCAGTACGTAAGTCATACCCAGTACGAAGCTCTAAACCAGCACGTTCGTATGCTTCCTCAACTAACTCGTTAAGGTCTAGGTTAAACGTTGCGGTACCTTTTGTGGTCATTATTTATTCTTCGCTGTTTTAGCAGATTTAATAAAGTCAGCTTTAGTAGGTGCGCCTTTAGAACCAACCTTACGCATCTTCTCACCAGACCCAGCGGCAATGCGCTTTTTCTTAGCGTTGATGTTGTCGTATAGGCCCACTTTACCACCTTCTGCATACTGAGTAAAGTCAGTATCGTCCTTGCGGGCTTTCTTTGTCCCACCAGGCATCTTAGAAGGGGCTATAGCGCCCATACCACGAGAGGCTCTCATGCACGTGTCTTTCCACGAATAGCGCAGCCATCAGCACGTTTAGAAGCTGAAGACTTAACAACCCCACCTTTAGCTCTTCTAACTACCTCATCATCTTTTTTCCTGCTTGGTTTAGCAACCGTAGCAATACTGTTGTAGATAGGCTCAATTACGCTACCTATTTTGTTGCCAATTCTTTCAACCAATGGTTTTTCATCTTTAAACTGACCTGGACGATATGATCCTGATTTTTTAAT